GCACACCCTCAAACACCCCCGGCGCATACTCGTATACACAACGGTAACCGAGTGACAACGGGGTTTTACCCGACGCAATGCTTGCGGCGAGAAATTCGGACCAGCACATGATGTTGGTTTTCAACGTCCCATAATCATCGTTGGGGTCGAACCAACCACGTTCACCAGTAACACCACGTGCTTTCTTTTCTTCAATCTGGACTGTTCCGCCCGTACCATCACCGATCATCGTGTGATCGATAATCCACGGTTTCAGACGTAACGTTGCGATACAGGCCGGGTCTGCCAGTTCCGATGCCGGGCGATATACCGCAAAGAACTGGCCCGCATTGCCCTTGTCGACTTCCTGTGGAATGTTCTTGCCAAGGTAGTTAAATACACCGACCTTTGACACCGGGTTATCCATTACTTCAAAGAACCCGTTGATATCCCACTGCTTGACGGTATCTGACCTGTCGCCCGCAATCGCATTGAATATGCAGGCGATGACATTGGCGCTGCAACCATGCAACGGCGTTGGCAATGCATCGAGCGTGAACCAGCCTGAGCCGATATGTTCGTCATTCAATACCGGATCGAACGGTTCGACGTCAGCAAAAAACGCAGTAAAGAAACCGTCAAATACGCCGATGTTTGTCAAATCGCCCTGATGCGCGTGTTGTACTTCCTCAATTGTCTCGCGCCGTGCCGCCGCTTCCGGTGTCTCACCTTCCTCAATCGTTCCAGCTGGAAAACCCCATTCGCCATTGGGTCGTTGCAGCATCAGGATTTTACCGTTGGCATGATAGACAACGCCCGCTGCTGTCGACGCGTCGCCTGCCGTTGCATAGGCAATCGCAACGGCCTGCTTCTGTAGCTTGCCTGCCGCTTCTTCAGTTGCGACGTTCTTGCCGAATGCTTCTTTCGTACCGCTTTTATCCAATGGCATCGCAACGCCCCTTATTCGTCGTCATCGTTGAATCTGAAAATCGGCCGCATCGTACACCGGCAATATGGTGCCTGGCCGGGTATGCCTTTCTCGCCGGTATTAGGTCCGTCAAGGTGCGGCAGATTGTCGAAGCTAAATATTTTACCGTTCAATACGTCACGGTGATATTCGCGGGGGTGATTGCTACCCCCGCTATGCACCCATTCAAACTCTTTGACGCCCAACGCCTGCATACGCGCGGCGTTGATTCCGTTGTATGCCTTGCGTGTCTGGTCAAGCGCGACATTCTTTGCCCAATTCTTGACAGTCACGCCGTACTTGTCGAGTTCGGGTTTAAGGTCTGCCAGCCCCTGACCCGATTGAATCGAGCGCATCACCGCACCCTGTACATTATCCAGATACTTTTCAGGGATACGTTTGATAAGCGCTACATTCTCCGCAACGCTGGCTGTCAGCACATCGCGTAGCTGGTCGTTGAAAACGTTAGTTTTTAGAACGTACTGACCGCTCATTTCTTTAAGGCTGATATTCAACTTCTGTGCGCTATCCTTTTCCGCAGCACCGGTCATCTTCTCTGCTAACGGTTGCGCGACAGATGCGAATAGTCTGGCAAACTTGTCGCGCATCGCATTTGACAGGATACGGGCCTGACTCGCAACGCTCGCATCCATTGCCCACGCAACGCTATCGGCCGCGAACGCATCAGACAGACCCAATACTTCGCGCATGGTTTCACGAATCATGCGCTCGATGTAGTGTTGCAACGTATCGCTGTACTTCGTTGCAATCTGCCCGGCAATGAACAACGGCTTGCCACGCACCTTTTCGATAGCGAACTGTTGCGCCCAATCGGCACGTTTACCAACAACGCGTACTTGTCGATGACCCATTACTTTTCCTGCATGTAGGTCAGCAACATCCCGTGATTCTTGAACGCTTCGACAACGAGCCGTTCAATCAGCGTATCCATTGAATCGCCGGTCGGTGAGCCTTCTGTTTCGCTCACCGATACCTTACCGGGTGTGCCAAGTTGCGGGCCTTCCGGGTCAGCGAATTCGCCGCCGTTGACTGGTTCACGCTCACCCTCATCAATCGACCGAATGGTGCTGTAACCGCTGTTCTTGTCGTTGCGCAACCGTTCATTGACGTCAGAATCGCTAATTGCACCGGTCTGGATAAGCGACAGGTCTGCGCGCGCGTTAAGTTCGTTGATTTCTGCATACTCTTTCGCGGTCGGCGCATCGAGCGGCATCCAACTAATAGTCGTCTGCGCCTGACCGCGCGCGCCGAACTTCGGAATGATGTAGGCCAGTTTCGTCAACAGGTGATGACGTTCAACGAATGGTGTCAATTCGTGCATCTGCATTGATTCGAGTGTTTCGCGATATGACGATTGATCGTACTCACCTTCGCTACTAAATCCACCCGCTGCGGTGCCCATGATCTTGTTGACCGGCGCGTCACCAGCGGCACACGCTAATGCGAACTGGTTGTCGATGACTTCTGACAGGTCGGTCAGCGCCGTATCAAGCTGCTCCATTTCGTCATCACTGCCCATGATGCGCACGCCGTAGTTGTCGCGTGCGACATTCATGAACTGCATGGACTCATCAAACTTGTCCTTGTTGAGCATCATTTCTTCGATGCCCCCCATCTTGAGCGTATAGAGTCGCTTCGTCATGGCGAGCAACGGCGCTTCGTTGGCCGTGCGTTCCGCAGCGTACACGCGTTCCATGATGGCCTGTGGCACCGGGATGCCGCCGTACAGGTAAGCAGGCTTAAGGATATCGTCGGGCTGTTCCGTGCGAAAGATGCACAGATGCGTGCGGTGATACTTCTTGCCGTTGATTTGCCACCACGTGGGTTCGTAGAAATCCGGCGACGTCGTATCGCCTGCTGCGTCACCTGACAGAATGGGCGACATCCAATACGGATCGCGCATGAACCAGCCCTTGAATGAACCGGGTCGGATGCTATCCGGGTTGAACGGTTTTTCGTAAAAGTCAGGGTCGGGCGAGTCGATGATTGGCACCGCGACGCGAATGCCGAACTTGCGGCCGTTGTACGCGTAGTTGAGCAGATGTTTCATCAACTTGAATTTCTTGTCGTATCGCGCGTACTCCGCAACAACGTCATCGTCAAGTTGGTCCTCACCTACCTCGTTGATGATTTCGAAACCTTGGCGAATGGCATCGCGTGCGGGCACCAGGCAGATTTTCTTGACCAGCCAGTGTTGCGCCACGATAGCGCACGCCTGCGGCCCGATATAGGTCTGAGTGGCAAACCATTGAAAGATGGCATCCGGGATATTCGGTTGCGCCAGTCCATACGCCGACTTGATGGCGTTCCATCCTTGCGAATCGTCATCGTCGCCAGTGCCTACCGGGGCGACCGGTCGCGGTGCCCATGCAAGCAGATAACGATTCCACGTATCAACGATAGATTCGGTGTTCGCGCGCGATTCGTCACTGCGTACAGTATCGCCGCGATGCGTTGAAAACATCGAGCCACCAACAGGGGTATCGACGGCGGATTGCGCTGCGGTCGCGATTGTTCGTTTTTTGAACCAGCCGAAAGCCATGATGCCCGCTCCATAAAGGAAAACGCCCTATTGTAACAATAGGGCGTTCGGGCTTACTGGTCTGGTGATATCGGCTTGATGTAGCACCGACAATTTGGATGGTCCTGCATGGGTCGGCCAATGGGCGAATTCGGTGTTCTGGCCCGGTACATCAAACGACGCAAATATAAGGTCAATCCCGCTGCTAGTTTTTTCCCCTCTATGTCTGTTGGTTCGTATGCGACGTCCTGGTCGTCCTGCACAAGTTTGTTAGGTGCCCAACTTTTCACACTACCCCCTTTAGTAGGAGCATTGATTATACCGTAAAAACGTTAGTAACGGTCACATGTTGTTACAAAGTGACGGTCACTTTTACCGGGAATGCTGTCACAACGTGCTGGCCGGGGAATTTCGCCGCAGCGGTATTCGCCTCAGTATATGTGGCATAGACCGCGCCTTTGATGCCGTCGAGTCCCTGATTGCGCGCGACGTTCGCATAGAGCGTGAGTTCAGATGGCGCCTTCATCTTCATACGCAAATCAGACGTCGCGACCTTTTCAAGCCCATGTAGATCGCTATCTATAACTACATCATCGCCCGACATGCCGATAAATCGAGCGTCAAACCACAGCTTGCTGCCTTCGTGTCCTTTTGCAACTTCGCATTGAATTGGCGCACCATCCTTTACTTTTTGCAAATCAAATGGAAACTTCACTACAAATGGTGCGACCACCGTCGATGCAATGCCGGGCAATTCCGCCACATACCAAGAAAACGTACCGCCCGGCGACTTCTCCTGACGAAACGTTACGCCTACCTTCCCTGCCGCCTGTACACACTCCCCATGACGTTTAGAAGTGTCCTGCGCGTGTATCAACAGGTCGCGCAATGCCGTCTTGTCACGCTCACCGGTATCAATCTGTTCTTGCATCTTGTCGAAGTATGAGAACAGGCGTTTCGTCGCCTTGTCGACTTCTCCCTCTGTGTGTTTCAACCGCACATCGGTTACTGCTACGTGCGGCGTGCGACTCAAGTCGACATGTGCATAGATCGCGCGGTGCAATGACTTGAGCAATTTGCTAAGTTCAGTTTGTTTTGCCATGATTTGAATTTGTCCTAGAAACGATAGGTGAGGGTTACAACGTTTGCACCGGTCACAAGGCCGGGATTTGGGTTCCACAATTGCCGTACATTGTAGTAACGGTACGACAGACTCAACGGGCCGCGCGATACACTCGCGCCGATAACATAGCCGAATTGTACTGTCGTCTTGTGGGAAAGGTCTTGCCACTGGTCGGCAAGGTTGTACAGCGATTCGTGCCATGTCTGCCAGTAGGCCCAAACACCGGCTTCGACACCCATGCGCCATCCGTAGAGCGTATAGCCAACGTCAAGCGTGACAGGGATGCCCTGCACGTGACCATGGCCATTGAACGGGCTGAATCGTTCACCCTGGTATCCAGTGATGCTATGCGTCTGACCGTTGTATTGATCGTCAGGTACGCCCATTACACTCGCGCGTTGCTCGCCAAGGTACGCATAGTCAGCGTGATAGCGCACATCGACCGAACCACGCTGATACAGTTCACCCGTGATACCAGCAGTGATGACGGGGAACGTCAACTTCTCGCGATTGTCGGGTGAGCCGTCTTGAATCCACGTGCCGTCACCCATATCATTCGCGAGTCCGACGCCGACACCTACCTCAAACTGGAACCAGTCCTGTGCGTGAGCGCTAACAGATGCGAGCGCTACGGCTACCGCGATTGCCAACTTTTTCATTTCACACCTCACATTGGTTGATGATGGTATGAAGTATAGAACCGTTACTAACGGTTTGGCAAGTATGACCGCAAAAGAAAACGCCCCATCGGTCAGAATGGGGCGTTTGGTAGTTGCAGCGCAGTTGTTACGGTACAACCACCGATGCACATTCTACCTTAACGTCATGGTTGCGCATACGGGCTGATTCGCGTCGACGGCGAAGTTTCTCGCGCCAGTCCGATCCGTCATTGACATCAGTGTGACCGATCGTTACGCCCTTTACCTTGACATACACGTGTTGATTCGGCTTGACGTCACGACTCGTCAGCGGCGATATGCGAAGGTCCAAACCCGGCAGCACGTCGAGCCGTCTAACGACTTCCTTGACGATCAGATAGTGCGTCATTGGAACGAACACTTCGATAGACGGATTGGGGTAGAAGCATTCTACCGTCTTGCTGCAAGGTGCCTTGGCGAACTTGAGTAGGCGTGAAATGTCGGTAAGGGTCATGATTGCGCCGCCTTGAACGCGGCTTCGAGTGCCGCAAACACACCGACGTCCTGCTTGTCGAACTTGTTGCCGCCGCGAGGGATATGGAGCGGTTCACGCAGTGTGCATTGCGCCTGCGCCGCTGCGGCCTGTGATGAAAACGCGAACGCCTGCGGCCCAACGAATACACGGTGACCGTTGACGGTGACGCGAACAGGTGTAGTCATGACCAGAATCCCCCGTAATAGAGAATCGTTACGTTGACGGCAATGACGAGCATGGACACGAAGCCATTATAGGTGCCGCGCGTCGGCTTGCCATGGTTCATACCGTGCAGAAGGAATGAAAACGCCATCAGGCAAATTTCAACAATTTGGGGCCAATGAAAATGCATTATCTGCGACTCCTGATTTTTGCATCCATACGATAGTTGCCCATCGCAAACGGTTGCAGGTTTTCGATATCGACGGTGATGACAAAGCCCAACTTGTGGGCACGCGTCAACACTGCATATAGGTCGTCAGCGATCAATGCGCATTGCAACTGGACGATATTGCCGTCCTTGCAGGATTCATCGGTTGTGACGGATGGGCGCTTGTCTTGCATGGATACTCCCGGTGAGTTTATGGGACTACGCCGGGAGTATAAACTGTTACTAACGTTCATGCAAACAATGACGATTTCTTTTCCTGCGGTGCGTACAGGATCATCACCGAGTCGGCATGGTTCGGTGAGCGTGTGCCGTCTGGTGTCTTGTCTATAATCATCTGACCGGCCGTGTTGATGTCGTATGTCGGTTGTGACAGTTCTGCAACAAGCTTGGTCCGTACGTGCGGCGGTATCTGTTCACTGATGCTGATAAGTTCGTCAGGGTCAAACACCGCGCCATCCACCACGGCGCGGTGCGTCTTCTCAAAACGCATACGCAATGACCACCATGATTGCGCTTTCAGGTTCTTGAAGAAATCTTCGTTCTTGCGCGACCCGACACCACGGTCATCACCTTTGTAGACCAGTGCTGTAGGGTTGACAACGGCACCACTGCCTTTGAACTCAGTGAACTTGCGTTGCGATCCTTTGCGGTTGTCCCGACCATTGATCTGCGCCGCGTCGCCGCGTACACCAGCGCCAAGCCCGTCGCCGTCATACCGGCAGTTGTCATAGTCAAACTCATCGCAGCGTAAAAACGCCTGTTCCGTTGTCCAGAATATTGTTTTGCCCTGACCGCTCCAGGCGTCTATGTGTTGTAGCTCGATACCGTGTCGACCGGCCCATGCGTTCAGGTCAAGCCCCTCATCCGCCACATCAAGCGCCGAACGACGTTCACCTTTGATCGTGATACCGAGCTTACGCGCAGCACCGATGGCAGATTGTATCCACGCTGAAGGTATGACAACACCTTGCTTGGACGCTGAATAGTCAAGGTCAATTTCTTGCGCAACGATAAGCGGGTTAAGGTTCTCTTTCTGCTTTTCATACCATGCCTCATCCTTGCGCGGATCGTCACGCCATTGGAAGGTGAATACACGATGTTCGGGCCAACTGTGACGCTTCTCTGCGAACG